AAGTAATTCTTTATATCTTCTTTGTTTCTCTAGTTGTACTTGTGTCCTCTGATCTGTAGTCATTTCTTCTGTAATTTCTACAGAATTAAAATCTTTCCATTCATTTTTAATTAAATTTTTATTTTTTTCAGCATCTATTTTATCTTTATTTCTAAGTTTTTTAAGTGCTAAGTCTGTATAGTCTGAATCAAACTTTGCTGCTTCATCTAAATATGTACTATGAGTTGTTAAGTCTTTATCTCCATAAGGTATTGATCTTAAAATTCTATCTGCAAAATCTTCTGCAAGTTGAAAGCTTTTTTCTTTTGAAGGGTCTACTAGCAATCTAGCCTTATTAAAAGCACCTTTAACAATTTGTTTATACATTTTATTTGCATCTTCTCCTGTAATACCTGCGTTATAGAAATCCTGTAAAAAACCTGCAATTACCTTACCACCTTGTTCGTCATTACCTTCTACAAAAAAAGTTGCTGCACTATCTAAAACTTCTGGTACTTTGTTTTGTAATTTTGTAAAGTTAAAAGCTTGATTCTTTTCAGTAGCATAATTTGTAATATTAAATAATTCTTCTTGAACAGTTGGTATAAAAAATTCATCTACAATATCTGGGTCTATTCCTTCATCTGTGAAAGTTTGAATTGATTTGTCTAAATAACTTTGTCTCCAATTCTTAAATTCATCTGAATCGCTAGAAAACTCTCTTAGAAACTTAAATATAGGTTGTCCATTGCCATCTAGTTTACCTGTATCTATTCTTGCAGCATCATAAGCATTTTGAAAATTACCTTTAAATTTAAGTGCTTCTAGCTGCACCCCTGCCTTTTCATATTGTTGTCTATATACCCTACTACCACCAATAATCTTTCTTGCAGCGTCATCTCCATCTTTTTTTCTTATGTCATTAGATAGTTTTGCAACTTCCCCACCATTTATTTCAGCAAAAATCCTATCTTTAGTAGCTCTTCTTTTTTCTTTCTCTACACCTTTTGTTATTTCTTGATTTAAAAAAGGTCTTAAATTTTCATTTACAGAAGCTAAAGTTTCTGCCAAATCCATAATACTTGTCTTAGGTAAAACCCTTACAGGTCGAACAAAAGTATCTACAGGGCTATCGTAAATATTTGTTGCTGCGGTAGATTGAAAACTGCTACTCATAATTAACTAAGTAAGGCATACTGATTTAAAGCACCTGTGCCTATATTTAATAAAGTCTGTCCAAGAGTAGGTATTTGATTATATGCTTGGTTAATATTACTTTGTAAATCATTTCTTCTATTCTCAAACTGTGCTTCTGTTTGAAGAATATTCCTATCGTATTGTCTTCTAAATGATTCTAATGATTGATTTATTGATTCTCTGTAGTTAGCAGCTTGTCTTTCATTATCCATTAATAATAATCCTATAGTTGTACCTGCCTGTTCTGATGCAATTATAGCTCTATTAGCTTGTAAAGCTTCAATATTTCTTGCAAATATATTTTGATATGATTGTACTTCTTTAGCTCGTTTCTGTTCTGCCAGTGCTTGTTGTTGTAATCTCTTATCTCTTTCTGCTGATCTATTAGCTATCAATGCCTGATTGTATGTTTGATCTGCTCTTGATTGTGCAGCAGCCCTACCAACAAAAGCATTGGCTACAGTAAGACCCAAGCCTATATTAAATGCTGTTGCAGCAGTTGTACCTGCTCCTAATAATGCAGCACCAACACACATCTAGGCAATCCTCAGAAATTCGTAGAAAGGTTTTTTTTGATAACCATAACTCTCATGTAGCTTTACAAATGTAAACCCAAGAGCTTTTAACCATTTTATAGCAGAAGTGTTTTCTGCATATACATAATTATAAAGTATTTTATAAGACTCAAGTAGATTATCAACCCATTTTCTGCCTTGTCGTATTAATTGTATTCTGTATTTTTTATTATTAAACAATTCATCTGTAGCAACGCACCATATACAACCATCTTTCTGTACTCCACATAAACCTATAGGTTGTCCATCATCATCAGCAATAGTCATATTAGTCTTACTACCCAAGAAGGTATAACTAAGAGCATCTTCTGGACTCAAGCCTGTCTGATACAAAGCTTCGATCTTGTCCATGACTCTCATGTTTTCTACTACATATTTAAAATCTTTGAGGTTTGATTTTCTTAAATATCCCACTATATTCTTCTACTCCTTATATGGAATGTACCTTCATATTCTGCACTAGCTAAACGTGTAGGAAGAAATGTATCGTTCTTTATATCTATATCTACCCTATCAGACTTACTCATTATCGGTACTTTAAATGTACCTGTATCAAGGTTTATCTGACCAATGGCAGCAGAAGCAGCACCAAGCAAACGACCAGTAAATTTATGGGTACTTGTATCTCTGTTCTCAGGTGTTACTTCTACTTTAAAAAACCCTGCATTTTCGTATTTAATATAAAAATGATGTAGTTGTAATCTTGCTCCTACATACTCAGGCGAACCTGCACCTTGTTCTGTAAGTCTTTGTTTACTAAATCTATAGTGCATTTCATAAGGTTCTCCAATAATAAACTTACTATTTCTGTAATCTCCTATCGCTGTAATTGTGGAGGTAGAACCATCTGTTGCATTAGATGTTGATAGCACCTGTCCTGATGTAAGGGTTTTTGTATTGCCTTGAGCATCTACAAATGTGCTTGTCTCTCCACTACCTAAATATCTACCGACAATATTCATATTAGCTCTTAATCTATATGGAACTGTAAAGGTAGATAGACCAGTACCAGAGCTATAAGATACTGAAACTCCTGTGGTTGCTTCAGTTACTTTATGGTCAAGATGATATTCAAAACTAGCATTAGGTTCTCTGAACTCAGTTTCAAATGGTATCTTTTCTAACGTTACTTTATTAGCTTCTTCTATAACAGCAAACAAATCTGTACCAATAAAATCAACATTCAATATAGACCTGTTTGTATTGATGCTGTAGGTAAACCAAGCACTCAAAGCTTTTTGTCCACCCTCTCCATATAACCATCTATATACATATAATTTATTAGGATTATCTGAACCTAAGACTACAAGAATATCTTGGTTAGTAGATACCGCCATTTTAAAAACATTAGTTGGTATAAGTCTTGGTACATGGATTGTGATGTTTGCTGCATCTCTTATCTGAGATTCTCCTTGCAAGATATATTCTCTTATACCTGCAAAAGAACCTTTTTGAGTTAAGAAATAAATAGAAGAACCAGAACCTACAGGCTGTGCTGCTGCACTACTTTCAAATTCAGTTACAACTATCACGTTAGCTGTTTTAGGAGTAAGGTTATCTGCTGAACTGGTCAATACAAACTGCGTCTGTTCAGAGAATAAGATAAGTTTTTCTCCCATAGTTACTGCACTTTTCAATATCGCAACTTTTGTATGAGAAGCAGCTACGTCTATCGGTTCATTATCTAAAACAGATACAACTGTCTCAGGAAAAAAGTTAAAAAACTCTGATACCCTTGAAAGAATTACATTATCCCCTGCAAGAAACCCAAGTCTGTTTCTAAAGAAAAATACATTATTAATTTTATTACCAATAAAAGAAGGATCAGGTGCAGATATAACATCACCAACAGTTCTTTCTCCCCACTTTGGCAGTGTAAATGATACACCTGACGCTGTATATGTATCTCCATCTACCCTTGCAAATCTAAAATTACCATCTGCCTGACGTATAAGAACGTGTGGCATTGTTGCATAGTCAAATTTAAAAGGTATGCCAGCTTGCACAGTTTCTTCCCATTGCCCTTCTTCAAATGCACCACCATTATTAGTAACAAACTTAACGTAGTAGTTATCAAAGTTTGTATCGTCATCTCCTTTTATCTCTACGACATAACCATTTGGAGAAACAGTAGGCAAGTCAGTAAATCTTTGTACTGAATCTTTTATTATTGTCATCTTTGTATCGCCCTGTGTATCACTACCATCTATAGAAAAATTAGAATTATCATTCTTTCTTACATATAAAACAGGACCATTTCTGGTGATAGTAAAACCAGTAAGGCCAGCATCAAGGCCTGTTTTTAAATCAGTAGCTATTGTATCTGTACTTAGAGTAGAGTCGGTATGAGTATTATCTGTAACTGTCACTCCATCTATAGTCACAGAATAGGTCGTATCTGCTGTTGCTTGGTTAATAAATATAATCGCCTTAGTACCAGTACCACCGCTAAGTGTAGAGTCCATAGCTGCTGTGATGCTGGTATTAACAACAAAAGTAAAGTCAGCAATAGTGACTGTCTTCATTACACTTCTAGGTGTAGAAGTATTTAGGTAAGCAGTACCATCAGGTTTGTTTACTGTTAGTTCAGTTCCATCTAATTCAAATACTCTTACATTGCCATTGCTGAATACTGCTACATATCTTTCGTTTAAGTCTCTATTTATAGTTTGTATGTGAACATTACCAAGAGTTGAAGATTGTAATGCTGTTACAAACTGAAAACCACTGCGTTTTGTAAGACCAAGAACAGGGTTACTATCAGCATTATCTTGTATATCAGCATGATCTGGTTGCTTCAAAGCATCAGAAGATTGTGATATACCTCTCAATAATGTAGGTATAGCTCTTGATATAACAGGCATGGCTATCTAATTAAAGCACTAGAAGGATTGTAAGTATCAAAGATACTGGTAAGAGAAGGATCACCTCTTAGTAGGTTGTGATCTGCATTTGCATAATCTGTCTCTGTAAGTATAGTTCTTGCCCTAACTTCATCTTCTTGTGTGTATGTTCTTAATCCTTGATCTCCTACCAATCTGTCAACAAAAACTCTTGCAGCTTTGATGTTGATATATCTTCTTGCTTGTTCTGGTATTTCATCAAACTCTCTAAAATAAACAACAGTACAAATCAAGTCTTCATCAAACTCATATTTATTGTTCTGTCTATCGTATAGTTTTAACCCACGTTGGATAGGGTCAATAGTTGGGTGTTGATGTATATTTGCATCTACTCTTAATACATTTGCTGGCAAGCTTATCTGGTTTGACCCATCT